CAGCAGCAGGTGCAGGCCAGCTTCCAGCAGCAGTCCGAGATGATGCAGCAAGCGGTCCAGCAGGCCGTCGCGCAGGCTATGGCTCAGTTGGCCCAGCAGAACCCGCAGCTTGCTCAGACCCAGCAGCAGGCCACTTGGCAGCAGCAGGCCGAGGTCCAGCCGCAGGCGTCTTGGCAGCAGCAGGCCGAGGACGTCGAGGCGATGTTCCAGCAGCAGGCCGACGATATGGGCACCCAGGCCGAGGACGTTGCTCTGGCCGAGATGCTCTCGGAAACCCCTGCCATGCAGGCTCCGATGTCCTCCGAGATGGGTCTAGAGCTTGAGCCGGGCCTCATGGACGTCGGTGACATGGGTATGGCTCCCGAGGACGACGTTCTGATGACCCTGTTTGCGGCCGAGCAGGATGACCAGGCCCAGCAGGCTCCCGCCCAGCAGAAGCAGGCGATGAGCCGTACCGCCAGCACCCGCACGGTCGGCACCCGTCCGTCGCAGGGCGTGAGCCGCGTCGGTGGCTCGTTCGGCAACGGTGGCGGCGACGTCAACAAGCTGGCCGCCCTGTGGCCGTCGGCCCCGGACGTCTCGGACGCCTTCCGCTAAGAAGTTGTGGGGGTAAGGGGCGGCCTCGGGCAAGGGGCCGCTCCCTTTCCACCTCAAAGACCCCGCCGAGTCTCACAGTCGGTGCCTAAATCGAATCAGAGCCGAAGTAACCCATTCTAACGCCCATTGAGGAGAGCAACACATGACGACTTACGCAATCGGCGGGCAGAGTTCGGGTGACTTCAAGGAGACTTCGAGCCGCGTGCAGCTTCTACACGTCGTGACCCGCAACGCTGTGGGTCTTTTGACGCCGGATGCTTTCACGCAGACGAATCCCGCGAAGGTCCCCGGATACAAGTCCACCACCCTAGCCAACGTTACCAAGGTTGGCGTTCTCGGCGGCACCGTCGCCTTCACCCGCCCTGACTACGGCAACGGCTATCACGGTGGCCCGAACACGGCCGCCTACGTCGCTGGCTGCAAGCCGCTGGGCCTGTTCTTGAACGATGCCATCGGCAACGCTTTCGAGAACACCCCGGGCGTGGCTTCTGGCCGTGGTCCCTACGTCAGCGGTTCGGGTTCCTGCGTCGGCGTCTCGGTCTATGAGACGAAGATTCAGACCGGCGGTGGCGCTGGTGGTGCTGTGACCTACGCGGCTGGCGACAAGCTGTTCGCCTCCTGCAACGGTCTGCTCACCAACGTCGAGGCTGACGCTTACGAGACTCTGGCTGGTGGCACCGCCACCGTCATGGGGATCGTGAAGGTGGCCCCGGACGCGAACTCCAGCCTCCTTATCCTCGACGTGCGCTAATCAACCCCCTACGGAGAGGACAAAAGAGTCATGGCAACCACCGTTTCCAATGAAGTGAAGCAGCAGATCATCAGCGAGTACATCAAGACCGCTGCGGGCCGCGCCAAGTTGGCGGCCTCGATGATCCAGCCCCTACGTCTGCGTCGTGACTACACGGCGGTCGGTCGCAAGACCTTCCTCGTGGAGCAGCTACCCGACGGCGCTCTCCCGATCTACGACAAGGACCCGGACGTTACGGCGTTCGTGGTTGGCGAGGAGGGCGAGAACATCCTCGCCATCCAGAAGCCGCGTCGTGTGATCTTCCCGCTGTTCGAGATCGCGTCGAACCCGGAGATTCCGCTCACCCAGATCAAGGAGCGCCGTTTTGATCTGATCGAGCGTTCGCAGGACCTCGCCAAGGCCCAGATCCAGGCGGCCGAGGACGAGCGCGTGTTCGCGGTTCTGGACAGCATCGCTGTCTCGGGCTTCGACACCCTGCCGGGTGCCACCAACCCCGACGTCGCGGTTGTGGCTCCGATCAGCCCGTCGGTTCTCGCGGATGCGTTCGCTGAGATCGAGCGTCACGACCTCCGTGTGGCTCGCATCTACATGAACGCCACCGACTACGCGGACATCCGCAAGTTCGGTCGGGACATCCTCGACATCGAGAGCCAGGCCACCCTGCTCAAGACCGGCCTCCAGGCCGTTCTGTGGGGCGCTCAGATCATCACGAGCCGCCTCGTGCCGGTGGGCTTCGTGTACGTCTGCTGCGAGCCTGAGAACTTCGGCCGCTTCCCGGTTCGTACCGAGTTGACCGTCCTCTCGGCTGACGACCCGAAGGCCCGCACCATCGGCTTCTCGTGCTTTGAGAACGTCGGCATCGGTGCGTTCAACCCGCGTGGTCTGACCCGTATGGTCGTGACCCGCGTGTGATAGGCCGCTGGTCTAAACGGAAGCCCGGTCCCTTCGCGGGGGCCGGGCTTTTCGTTTTGTAGGCCACCAGAGGGTATGACGACACCAGCCATCACTACCGAGAACGTCGAGAAGGTCAGGAAAAACCTGCGCCGGATGCAGGCGTTCAACGACTACGTTTACAACAACGGGGGCGCGTACATCGGCAACTGCTACCTGCTGATGTCGCTCGGAGACAACTCCGACCCCGGCCTCTCCGTCGGCATGAGCCTACTGGAAGGTGCGTTCGGCGCGTTGACGGACTACGGCTCCGACCTCGTGGCTGCCGCTTGCTTCATGTGCAGCGAGGTTCAGGGGTGGTCCGCGCAGACCCCGCCTTCCTTGCAGGAAGTGTTCGCCAGCATGGCGATCCGATACGAGAAGTCGTCCTTCCAGTTCGACCAGTCGTGCGCGACCTACATCACGGACACGGAGGCCAACTGGAACAAGCAGTTCTCGTGGAACGGCCAGACCCTAGTGCTGGGTGACCTTGCCAGCATCACGTTCCCCGCCGAGGGGGAGGACGCCTTCTACCCGCCCGCCAAGGCGGCCCTACGGGCGCTGGACCAGACGACGTGGAAGAACGTCCTACAGGCCGAGTGCTGGATTACGCTGTGGACGTACCAGCAGGGTCCGAAGATGTATCACGCCGATACCGACATGACGGCGTGGGACGAGCAGTTCATCGCCAAAAATCCCGCTTGGTACAACACTTGGTACTGGCACGCAGACACGGGCTTGTTTGACAAAAACTGGTGGTACGACAACCAGTACAACCTGAACTTTGGCGCGACCCGTATGAACACCCACGACATCCCCAAGGCCGCGTGCGCGTACCTGTTCATCGACTCGGCAGATGGGGTCGTCATCAACGCCGAGGGGTTGATGCCCCGTCGCACGGTCTTTGAGGGCTGGGGTATCCGAACTTCGGTCATCGACGACAACTAGCGGTCGTGCCGACAGAAAAAGTCCGGCCCCCAGCGATGAGGGCCGGACTTTTTCGTTGTAGGGCCGGGTCCGGCCGGTTAGAGCGGGCGGTTCTTCCGTACCCCGTGGACGTCGGCACCCTTGAAGCCGACCGTCACATGGAAGTCCTGCCCGTCGCCGTCCAGCCCAAGGCTCTCTCGAATCTTGCGCCCCTCGGGCCACGACAGGACCACGAAGTACGCCTCGTTGGAGCCAGCCTCGGCCCGCCCCAGCCCCTTGGACTGCATGGAGCCGACCTTCCATGAGGCAGTCAGTTCCTTGAGGCGAGCTTTGGCCGCGTCCTTGGCCTTGCCCTTGGACAGGGTAGGGTCGGCGGCCAACGCTTCGGCGGCGAGGTTGTCCAGCACCTTGCGGGCCTCTGGGGGAGACACGATGGTGACGTGGGCCTTGTCTCCGTCACGCTGACGTCGATCCGCGATGAGGTTGGCGGCCTCGTCCTCCCCGACGAGCGCGGCCAGGTCCCGCTCGCCCTCCTTCTGGATGGCGTGGATGGCCGGGCTGCTCACCGTGATCGCACCCGCAACCTCGAAGTGGTCGGCGGCGGTCATGAAGCGGGACACGACGTTCTCTGGCGTGGTCATGGAGTGATCCTTGAAGGGCATGGGGGCAGGGCTTTCGCCCCGCCCCACCGTACCCCTAGAAGGGGTTTAGTCCCAGAAGATGTACTTGAGCCAAAAGGCCGCGAACGGCATGGCGAAGATGCCAAGGAGGGTCAGGAACTCGCCGGTCGCGTGGAGGGCGGCCTTGATCTTCTCGTGCTTGGCGTTGATCTTGTAGTTCATGGTGTGTCTCCTTGGATGGGAAGGGGGTCCACTCCCTCTAGGAAGCCACCCCCTCCGAAATCAACCGACACACCACTTTTCTTTTTATCTCCTTTCTCTAGGGGGTACTTCTACGCCCTCCTGGGAGACACACATGGATCAGATCAGTTATCGGATGGGAGAGATGCAGACCTTCATCGCCACTCGCAGCTTTGCGCTGGGGAGCAGCGGCCTCCAGATTTCCAAGGGGATGGAGATTCTGTTCGACGGCACGAAGGTGATGGTGGACGGGTCCGAGACGACGATGCCGCAGTTGCGGGGTGCGGTGAGGTCGGGCTGGCTGGTTCTCGCGGTGGACTTCGACGAGGATGACCGTGAGGCAGAGCGCCCCCAGACCGCGAACATTCAGGTCCGTCACCCCACGCAGGGTGGGAACCCGTTTGATGGGAAGTCGCCTACCAAGAAGATCGCCACCCTGACGGAGACGGACGAGCGGGAGGTCGGCAACACGGTGAGCCATGCGGCAGCCGCCCGTACCGCGAACCTCAACTACCGTCACGGTCAGCCTGTGCGGAACGAGGCTGGCTCGTCCGTCAATATGCAGGACGGGGTGCCTGTGCGCCGCCTCAAGACCGCTGCCGGTGAGGCTGCCAAGCAGTCCCGCACGGTATTGACCGCCGAGAGCCTTGGGTCCGAGATGCGTAAGGCCGAGAACGTCCAGATCGAGGCGGGGCAGGGGTTGTCGGAGTCCGACTACCTCGACCGCATGAGTGAGCAGGAGCGTTCCGAGTACATCGCCAAGAAGGAGGCGGCTCGGTCGCGGTACGCCGATGTGACCCCTGCCGCCAAGACGGTTGGCAAGGTGCGTACTGCCAAGTCCGAGACTCGGGAGGGTGTGACGGCCACCGTCAAGACGGGCGGCGGTATCGAGACGGCTGACCCTGTGGACGTGGGGGGCAAGGTCGAGGTCAGCCAGCACGTCGAGGACGGTATCGTGTTCAAGAACACGAACGGCCCCAAGAAGAAGGTCGCGGACCCCCACCCCCGTTCCGAGGAAGCCGCCCAGCCTGTCATGATGAAGGACGGGACCGCCGACGCTCGCCGCAAGGTCGCCAAGGCTATCTGCCCTGACTTCCCTGACAACTATGACTTTTCCGCGCCAGACCGTAAGAAGTTGGCCCGCCTCGCTGCCGACTACGAGGACCGTGAGGACGTTCTGCGGGCGGTCTTTGCAGCGGAATCCGATGACTTCAAGGCCAAGCTGATCGCGGAGTTCCCGCAGGTCTTTGGCTAACCGCCACCCAGAGTTTGAGAAGGGAAGCCCTCGGAGGACACGCCTCTGGGGGCTTCCTGTTATAAGGGCGTCATTTCCATTTGTGCGGCCCCCTGCTTGAACCTTGGAGTGACCCTCATGACAAAGCCTGTTGGCCCCGCGAACGTGACCGCCCAGACCTCGAAGGAGGCGTCGGGTGTTTTGGTGTACCTGATCGAGGAGTTGGGTGACGCTCGACTGCGAGCCTCGCAGTTGAAGCAGTATGTGGCGGCGGCACAGGAGTTGGTGGAGAAGTCCGAGAAGAAGGACCACATCCACGAGGTCGCCGCCGACATCCTCCACGGGTTGCCCGACACGCTGTTCAAGCTCGACAAGGCGTTGGATGCTGCGGCGATGGCGGCATCCCGCATGGACTACGAAGAGATCAAGCAGGGCTTGAAGCCCGAAAAAGCCGAGGAACTGGAGCGCGTCCTTGAGGATGTTCGCCTCCAATACCTAAACAGGAGGTCTGAACCCATGAACGCCAAGAAGGCTGCTGAGTTGCTCGACGTCTTTGCGACCGCCACCGATGCCACCGGCACGGTGCCGACCACCGAACTCTCGGGACTCATCGCTCAGTTGGAGCGGGGTCAGAAGCA